GCAATAGGACTTGATGTAAGACGTGCATCATTCTTAGTAACTGCATCTCAATTACCTGCTTCAACATTAGGTGAGATACCAGTACCATTCAGAGGAAGAAATATCTATGTAACTGGTGATAGACCTGCTCCAGAGCCTTGGACTACAACTTTTTACAATGATACAGACTTTATGGTAAGAAATGCAATGGAAAGATGGCACAATGGTATTAATGATTTTGCAAATAATACTGGTGTTACAGCTGCAGCTGATTATCAAACTGATTTGTTTGTAGAACAATTAGATAGAGATGATACGATTCTAAAGACTTATATCTTTAGAAGTGCATATCCAACAGGAATTGCCGCTATTGATTTATCTTCAGAAGAAGCTGGTGCATTGGAAACATTTGCAGTTACTTGGCGTTATCAACACTTTGAACCTTCTGGGGTGAGTTTTTAACCTACTAAATAATATAACAGAGTAGGGAGATATTATAGCATGGCAGAACTTTTTGGATTTCGATTCAATCGAATAAAGGACGATAAGGGGAGTGAGAGATTCACTCCCCCACCTATGGATGACGGCAGTATAGAAGTCGCTGGTGGTGGTTTCTTTAGTCAAATCTTAGACACAGACGGTAGAGAAAGAACTGAACTAGACCTAATTAGAAGATATCGTGATATTGCACAACAAGCAGAAGTAGATAGTGCGATTGAAGATATTATCAACGAAGGTATAGTTTCAAATGAACGAGCTCAGGCTGTTACAATTGTACTAGACCAATTACCTTATCCAAACAAAATCAAAAAAAGAATGGTAGAGGAATTTGATAACGTATTAAGGTTATTAGATTTTGATACCAAAGGACACGACATATTTCGTAGATGGTATATTGACGGAAGACTTTTCTATCATAAAGTTATAGATAGAAAAAATCCAAAAAGAGGGATTATGGAACTACGTTACATTGACCCTAGAAAAATACGAAAAGTCAAAGAGATTTCAAAAGAGAATAAAGATGGAAGTAGTGTTGAGTTAATCAAAAAGGTTAATGACTACTACATGTATAATGACAAAGGTTTACAAGCTGGTGGGCCTGGTACACAAGAGGGCATTAAGATTGCTCCAGATAGTATTGTATATTGTCCATCTGGATTGATTGACCAAAATAAAGGTCATGTACTTTCATACCTACACAAAGCAATCAAACCAGTTAATCAGTTAAGAATGATAGAGGACTCTATTGTTATCTATCGTATATCAAGAGCTCCAGAGAGAAGAATATTCTACATTGACGTTGGTAATCTACCAAAAATTAAAGCAGAACAATATCTGAAAGATGTTATGAATCGTTATCGTAACAAATTAGTGTATGATGCATCTACTGGTGAAATCAGAGATGACCGTAACCATATGTCAATGTTAGAAGATTTTTGGCTACCAAGACGTGAAGGTGGTAGAGGAACAGAGATTACCACATTGCCTGGCGGTTCTAATCTTGGTGAGATAGAAGATATTAAATATTTCCAAAACAAACTGTATAGGTCTTTAAATGTTCCTATCTCAAGAATGGAAGCAGAAAATAATTTCAGTCTTGGTAGGTCTACAGAGATTACAAGAGATGAATTGAAGTTTACTAAGTTTGTACAAAGACTTCGTAAAAGATTTACACCTCTATTTACAGATTTACTTAAAACAAACCTAGTTCTAAAAGGTGTTATCACCATAGAGGATTGGGAAAATATGGTGCAACTTATTCAGTATGACTTCCTACAAGATGGTCATTTCGCAGAACTAAAAAGAGCTGAGATGATGGAAAGTCAAATGACTGCACTACAAGGAATAGAAAGTTATATCGGTACATTCTTCAGTAAACAATGGGTACAAAGAAATGTATTGAATATGACTGATATGGAAATTCAAGAAATGCAAGACCAAATTAACAAAGAAGCTGGAATGGACACAGATGACGGAGGTGTTGAAGTTCCAGATAACACAGATGGTATCACAAGATACCCACAAGTTGATGGTTCACCAATACCACCAGATGAAATAGATGGTGCTAATGGAAACTATGACCCAAATGCAAATGGAGATGATAATGAGCAGTAAAGAATTCGTAGACGCAATAGCAAATAATAACAATCTAGAAGCAGAAGATGCTTTTAAAAGTGCAATGCAAACAAAAGTTGGTGATGCGTTAGAAACTAAAAGAAAAGAGATATCAAAAACTTATGCACAAACTGTGCCTAAAACGGAAGAAGGAAATGACAAAGAAGTTTGATGAATTTTATTCACCAGTCATAGAGAAAGATGAACACAAAAAATCTAAAGGTTATAAGAAGTTATCACCTAAGATGAAAAGTGCTGTGGACGACATTTTTAAAAAAATGGACTCTAAACCTTCGGATTTCCTAAATACTTTTGATAAAACTATAAAAAATATTTCAAAAAAGTATAGGGTACGAGAAAAAGACCTTATAGGTTATTTTGAAAAAGAAATGTTGGCAATTTAAGGAGAATTAGTAATGTCATTTGCAACAAGAACAATAAGAGATACCGCTGTAAATGCGGCTGGTGCTGGTGGTACAGTTACAATTTTAGTAAATATTGAAGATGATACGACTGCAAATAATGCTATCTTAGATGCAAGTGCTTTGGACGGACATGCAAATGGAGCAAAGTTAGACATTAGTAGGATTTGGTGGGGATTAACACAAGGTAGTGCTGATGATGATACTGGTCATATTGATATTCAAGAAAAAGGTGCATCATCTGACGTTGTTCAGATTAGACTTGCTGGTACAGGACACTATGATGGTACTGCTGGACTAATTAAATCTGCTGCTACAAATACAACTGCAACATCTGGTGACCATGAGATGACCTGTTATGGTACATCTGGATTTGTTATGATTGAATTTAAGAAAGATGTAAATTATACTTCATAAGGAATAGAAACATGAAACTAATATCAGAAGAAGTACAAGACGTAGAATATATCACAGAAGAAAAAGAAGGTGGTAAGAAAAATTATAAGATTAAAGGTATCTTCATGCAAGCTGATATCAAAAATCGTAATGGTCGTGTTTATCCTATGGAAGTATTAAATAAAGAAGTAAAAAGATATAACAAAGAGTATATCAAAGAAAAACGTGCCTTTGGGGAACTTGGACACCCAGATGGCCCAACCGTTAATCTTGAGAGAGCATCACATATGATTACCTCTCTAGAACCAGACGGAAAGAATTTTATCGGTGAGGCTAAGATACTTAGTACTCCAATGGGGGAGATTGTAAAAAATCTTATGAGTGAAGGTGCTAAACTAGGTGTATCATCAAGAGGTATGGGTAGTTTAGACCAAAAAGGCGGTGCAAATTATGTAAGAAGTGATTTTTACCTTGCAACTGCCGCTGACATTGTTGCAGACCCTTCTGCTCCAAATGCTTTCGTAGAAGGTATTATGGAAGGAAAAGAGTGGGTTTGGGATAATGGTTCTCTTATCGAAGAAGAATTAGTTCGTATGAAAAAGAGAATTGAGAATAGAACTAGAGTGAAACATGCTAAGGAAGATGCGTTAGAGTTCGCAAAATTCCTTAAAATGTTGTAATTTATAAATAAATAAAAGTCTAAAAGTAATTAAAAGGAGTAATCCCCATGGCTGATGAATTAGATAAAACCATTGAGGAATTAGAAGCAGAAGTACTTGATGAGCTTGAAGAAGCGAATGGTGCAGATGCTCCTAAGAAAAACGCTGGTAAAGCGGAAACAATGGACAAAATAGAAGGTGATGGTGCAACAGCACCTACACAAGATACTGGTAAAGCAGTTGTCTCACCTGACCAAAAAGATGCCCCTGCCAAAAAAGTTGCTGCAGCTGCTAAAGAAGTTAGTGGTGATGCACAACAAAAAGGCGAAGGTAAACCAGATGCAATGCCTGCTGCAAAAGGCGATGCAAAAGAAAATAAACCTCTTGCTGCTGGACACGTTCCAGAAGGCGAAGAAAATCTCGAAGAAATGCAAAAACAAGAAATGATGAAAAAAGAAATGAAAGGCATGACTAAAGAGATGATGAAACAAGAGATGGCAAAGAAAATGGGCGAAATGAAGAAAGACGACTTGATGGCTGCCTATGATGCTATGATGAACAAAGAAATGATGAAAAAAGATGAAGAACCTACTGACGAAGAAAAAGCAAAGTCAGAAGCTGTTGAAAAAAGAGTTAAAGAAATAGACGTAAAAGAACACGTTGATGCTCTTATGAACGGCGAAGGTGATTTATCTGAAGAATTCAAACGTAAAGCTGCAACAGTATTTGAAGCTGCAGTAAAATCTAAAGTGCGTGATGAAGTGTCTAGAATAGAAGACGATTATCGCAAAGAATTAGATGAAAATATAAACGCAAACAAAGATGAGTTAACTACTAAAGTTGACACATATCTTAACTATGTTTGTGAAGAATGGACTAAAGAAAACGAATTAGCAATTGAACGTGGATTAAAAGGTGAGATTGCTGAGGACTTTATTTCTGGATTGAAACAATTGTTTGAAGACCACTATATTGATGTTCCAAACGAGAAGTATGACGTATTGGAAGCACAATCAGAAAAGATTTCTCAATTAGAAGCAAAGTTAAATGAAGCAATCGAAAAGAATGTTTCAATGAAAACTGACAATGCTAAACTAGTTAGAGAACAGGTTATATCTGAAATGAGTTCAGATTTAGCCGAAACAGAAATTGAAAAGTTTAAGTCATTAACTGAAGATGTAGATTTCGAAGATGAAGCTTCTTACAAAGAAAAGTTAGAGACTTTAAAAGAAAACTATTTCCCAAAACAAAAAACAGTTGTGGCAGAAACAGTTGATAATGTAGAAACTGGCAACGCACAGGACATTGATGTAAGTGATTCTATGACAGCATATATGTCTGCTATCGGTAGAGTTGCTAAAGGTCAATAGTGCAAAAATGATTAAATTTATAAATAATAGTAGAAAAAATTAAGGAGAAACAAATGTTTCAGACAGAACATCTACAAGAAAAGTGGCAGCCAGTCCTAGAGCATCCAGAATTACCAAAAATCGAGGATTCTTACAGGCGTGCCGTTACTACAGTTATTCTTGAAAATCAAGAAAAAGCTTTAAGAGAAGATAAAAACTTCTTGCAAGAAGCTGCACCAACTAACTTTATTGGTGGTAATGCTTCTTTAGATACATGGGATCCGATTCTAATATCTTTAGTTAGAAGAGCGATGCCAAACTTAATCGCATATGATATCTGTGGTGTGCAACCAATGACAGGGCCAACTGGTCTTATCTTTGCAATGCGTGCTAGATTTGCATCAATGGACGGAGCAGAAGCTCTTGCTGACGAAGCAATGCCTGATATCGCAAACCAAAATGCTGCTGGTACAATCGGTGGTGGTGACATTGGTGCAACAGAAACTAACCCTGCTGTATTAAATGACTCTCCATCTGCTGGTACTTACACATCTGCAACTGGTATGACAACAGTTCAAGGTGAAGCATTAGGGGATAGTGCAACTAACGCTTTCGCACAAATGGCATTCAGTATTGAAAAACATACTGTTACTGCTGTAACTCGTGCAATGAAAGCTGAGTACACAATGGAACTTGCTCAAGACCTTAAAGCAATTCACGGTCTAGACGCAGAAACAGAACTTGCAAATATCTTATCTGCTGAAATTCTTTCAGAAATCAACAGAGAAGTTGTAAGAAACATCTATGTATCTGCTGTTGCTGGTGCTCAAGTTAACACAACTACTGCTGGTATCTTCGACTTAGATACTGACTCAAACGGTAGATGGTCAGTTGAAAAATTCAAAGGACTTATGTTTGCTCTTGAAAGAGATTCAAACGCTATCGGTCAACAAACTCGTAGGGGTAAAGGTAACATAATCCTTTGTTCTGCTGATGTTGCATCTGCATTACAAATGGCTGGTGTTCTAGATTACACTCCTGCTTTAAATAACAATCTAAATGTAGATGACACTACAACAACTTTCGCTGGTGTTATGAACGGTAGATACAAAGTGTATGTAGACCCATATGCTGCTAACGTAGCTGCTTCTCAATACTACATTTGTGGTTATAAAGGTACATCACCTTATGACGCTGGTATGTTCTATTGCCCATACGTTCCATTACAAATGGTTCGTGCAGTTGGTGAAAGTTCATTCCAACCTAAGATTGGTTTCAAAACTCGTTACGGTATCGCTGCTAACCCATTCTCAACTGGAACAGTTGCGGCTGGTGCTGATGGTGCAATTAGTATTTCTGCAAGTACTAACAAATACTACAGACGTGTTAAAGTTACTAACCTTATGTAATCATAAGAGTGCAGTTATAAAACTAGAGAGGGGTCTTTTGACCCCTCTTTTTTTTGTATAAATAGTAGTATGACAACATCACAATCGCCATTATCAAGACAACCTACAAAGTTAGACTATGCAAGTCCAACACAGTTTAGGTTTATTCTTAATCAACTTCCAAAGGTTGAGTTCTTTACTGTGGCTACAAACTTACCTGGCATTACTTTGTCTGAAACAGTTCAGAATACACCATTTAAAGACATACCAATCATGGGTAATAAACTTGAATACGAAGATTTAAGTGTAACTTTCATTTGTGATGAGTATCTAGAAAACTATACTTCTTTGCATGAATGGATGACTGCAATAGGATTTCCAAAAAATCGAGACCAGTTTAGTACATTTAGAAGTACAACATCAAACGCACCTACTGATACTAGAGGTTCAAGTAAAGATATAGGAGATGTGGGAGTATCCACGGCCATAAAAGGAATGTTTTCAGATGCAACTCTTATGGTATTGTCTAACAAAAATAATCCTATAGTACAAGTGAACTACGCAGACGTATTTCCAACTTCACTTAGTGCATTAGATTTTAATCAAAACGCAACAGACGTAGAATATCTACAAGCAACAGCAACATT